TCCATGCGCAGATACCGCCTCATCGAAGTCATACTTTGTCAGCGCCCTAGCGTCACTGGTATACTGTGTAAGCGGATCGTACAGATTGACCGTGATGGTAGGAAAGTCTTCGAAGAATTCGAGTATGTCATCAAACATCAGTACCACCTATTAGTAGTGCCAACGTAAGGGTATCGTTTACGCCCTACGTCAATCTGCGCTCGCTTGTACCGCTTGACAGCACCAATTAACGCTTTCGGATATCCGTACTTCTTGTCAATCTGTGTTGCGTCTCCGAAGCTCACTGACATCACACCCATATTCTTACTTGTTATATCGCCGAGGTTTGCTTTACTTGTTGTAGAGTTTTTTATGTCGAACAGTATCATCTTACAGACAGCTAGTTTCAGACCCGACGGTACTGAGTTCACAGTTAAGGTATCACTGCCACTTGCGGTTGCTTTTTTGTCAACGGTTATGCTGTGTTCATTCCAATCCCATACATGCGTGTCATCGGGTATGTTGCTAGCAGACACATCGGCACCGGTAAACACGTCGTCATCATACACATGGTCATCGGTAGTAATCACGTTGCTATTCTCAGTTGTTGCGACAGAGTACATAAGACCATAGCGTACTTTCGTGATATCGGTAACTACATCATCGACTACCGGCTCATATACTTTAAAGGTGTTGTCATAATCACTGTTCGTTATCTGCAACAGTTCCTTGAACTCGCTTAACGTTACCACCTTTCACCTTCTTATTCTTCGGATTCTTTTTACACCGTTCTATGTGAGTCGCCAATACTTTCTCACTTACTTCTTTTTTGCAAAATTTACACTTCATGGAACCTCCACCCCACCCTGAAGGGCGGGGTCAGTTGATTAGCCAAGTACTCTGACTGCGAGTTCAGGATACAGTGTCTTGATACCGAAGAGGATGTCCATTCTCCACTTATTACCATCTGTATCGATGTCGTAGTCCTGCACAACTCTCAGCGAAAGCCCGCCATACTGCACGGTGTGACTGTCAGCCCCTCCTACCGCCGGAGCAAGCGGTGCGGTTGCAAAGGTAAACGCGTCCCGCTGAAAAGCGAGGTTTGCAACATGAGAACCCTCGGTTACATCGGCGAACGTCACATCATCAGCTGTAAAATCATCGTAGTCCATCGGAAGAGCAGGGTAGATATTCACGTCCACAACACCGGAAGATGCTGCTGAGCTATCTTCGGTTGCAACGAACTGATAGTTGTCGATCTTGAAAATATCACCTTTGAGTACCTTGTCTGTGCTCGAACCGTCTGCCGAGGTAAGTTCGATGGTTGTTTCACCTGCGTTCCCGCTTGTGATGGTCACGTCGTCAAGGTCGGTGTACCCGCCTGCGGTGTGGGTCTTGATATCTGCATCGCCTGCCAGGAGCATACCGTAAACACGCCCAAGGGCTGCGTTGCGAAGTGCGGTGTTAGTTCCAGCCTTGTCCACTTCTGCCAGTGTGTCAAGCTGCAGGAACTTTGCCTCAGCATCCCAGTCCATGAGGAAAGCTCTGCCTTCTCTCGGCGCCCTGTTCTTGTTGAGCATCTTGTTAATTTCAGCAAGGTCTTCGAGGCCGCTCGGAGTCGTGCCGGAAGTGCCAACATAGTACGGGATATCTACATACTTAGCAGCAATGGCAGCGTTGACGTACTCTGACAGCGCAATAGCTGCGGGGGTGATTACCTGCCGTGTAAGGTCGTCGGCATTAAGCGCAAGCTCTTTGCTGGACAGGTTAAACGGTACTGCCCTCTGCGTGTCAAGCTGCACCTCTATGCCAGTCTCATCAATGTCGTTGTACTTAGCTGCAATCGAGCTTGAGCCGTCAGCAGTTGAATACCGTGCAGGTTTTATAACTTGGATGGTATCGCCTGCTTTGCGGTATGTGCTGTCAAAACCTCGGTTTACAAGGGGCAGGAATTTAATGTGATCTTTGAGTATGGGTAGTGCCCTCTCTGCGATCAGCTTAGCGGTTACAAAACTATTAGTCATATATCACTCCTAAAAGTCACCCGCTTCGTTCATCTTAGAAGCAAGGTCAAAGTTATTCTCACCACCGTCTGGCGGTGTTTCTGTTCCCGATCGAGAAGCGTTAATGCCTTTCATGAACTCATCGTATTGCGTCGCTACTTCTTTTATCCGCTCTTTCGTCTGATCTTCATCGTCACCGATGTAATGATCTAACTTCACGAATGGAGGTAGCTTGCGGTCTCCGATCTCTTGACGTGCCACATCAAGCAGTTTGCTCTTTTTAATCTGCTTATCGGATTCTTCCTTCTCTTTGCGGAAGCGCTCCATGTCAGATTTCATCTGTGCAAACTCAAACTCTCTACGCTTCTGCTCTTTTTCTTCAGCAGATGCGTTAAGGTATGCTTGCTTGAGTGATTCAACATCAGGCTCTGGCAGCTTGCTTCTCAATTCTTCAATTTGTGTTGTAAGTTTCTGACGTTCGTTCTCATAGTTCGTGGACAAATCTTTTTCTTTCTTGTCCAGCGCCCTACTGACTCGCCCGTCTAGGTAGGATTTGAGCGGTGGTGTTTCTTCAAACAACTTTGTCCGCTCATCGTCAGAAAGCCCTTTCAGTTCATTGTCTAGCCCTGCTAGTTCCTTCTTGACACTATCAATAGTAGCACCTTCTTTAAAGTTTGTCAAATTATTAAACACATAATTTGCCACTAATTCATACAATTTCATTTTACGTACCTCCATCTGTATTATGGCGCTTCTTCCATTCTCTGAAATTTTCAAAGTTGCCTATATCACTCTTACCTGTAACCGGGTCACGCCCTCGTCTCATCGTCGGTTCTAACCCGGGTACAACGTCAATCACTGAGCATCGACAGTTAATATCCATCGCAGGAGTGCCGAATGTCCCAGGATACATCGCTGTCATGCCGTTTATTATGAACGGTTCGTCCACCCCGACTACCTGGCCGTCAAGAGAAGCGTGCCGATCTCGTGTCCTGCCGTCCAATGTCGCCACCCACTGTCGCTTGATCTCAAGACCCTGCTCTGCCATCTCAAGGGAGTTGGCGTAAGAACCAGCGTTTGCAATACGGTTGCCTTCCGTCCTGACAACTCGCATCGTGTTTGATACATTCTTATTAAACACCTTCTTCACCCTACGTGCTTGTTTGGTGTAGCTCTCGCCGTTGACTAGTCCGCGTTTTACCGTGCTGATAACTTCCCGAAGTCCAGCAGCATTGTTCTCATACAACAGTGAAGATAGCGTCTCACCGGCAGGTGGTACAAAATCGCCGACCTTCTTTGACCACCTCGGATACTTCAAGCGGATCTCTTTCAGCAGGTCAAGATCACCGGTAACAGCAAGTTCTTTCACTAACGGGTTAATTGCTTGGAACTTGATGTCCTTTCCTACACGATCTGAAAAGAATGTCATGGTGTACTGGTTACGGTAGAAGGCATCCTCAAATACTTTTTTCTCTGCTGCGGTGATACTCGCTCGTGAACCGTTGTTCAACTTGATATAGATGCCCTTGAACTCCTTGTTCATTTTTTTTAAACGGTTGTATGTGTTCAGCGTGGTAAGGTAGTCAGCGTTCGGGACATCAGTAAGATAAGTTGCATAATTATGCTTCAATACCGCAAGTACTTCGTCACGGCGTTGTCGGTACATACGCAGTACGGTGCGTTCCTCTGCATCGAGTATCTTGAGTGTTCTGTCAAGGTCTTGCATCTCAGCAACGGTCATTTAAATTACCTTTGTCTTTTCATATTCGGTATCTTAAAACTCATCCTTTGTACCCTCCAGCGTGCGCAGCTCTGCCCTGCCGGTTCGCCTTCTCAATAGCTCGTTGTCGTGCAATTGCATCACCACACTTGTAGTAGTACTTCTTGCCGCTTCCCCACTGAGCAAAACAACCTTTCTTATCCTTCCCGGTATTAGTCGGCATTATTACCTCCAAAATTGTCTAAATCAAAACTTGGCGCTTCTTCTTTCAACCGTTCCTGCACCTCATCAGCGTTAAGCCCTGGTACTCGTTCAACGAGCGTCCTAGTATCAACATATCCTGCCATCAGGTTGTTTTCCTCCAAAATAGCTTTGACATTGTCCGGCAGGTTGCGCTCTATTTCTATCTTTAACTCGCCTGGTTGTGTGTTTATACCTAATACGGTCATCTTCTCAATGATGCCGTCAATTAACTCATAACGCCTTTCAAGCGACTGCTGCCGATAGCTGACTATCTCGGAGGCTTTCAGCTCCATCGGGTAGATACGATACTTGAGCGCCGTGCCTGACGGGTCTTGACCGAGGTCGAGTTTTGTGAAGTCAAATATGCCGGATATCTTGTGCAACTCATTTATAAAGTGATCTAGCATTGACTCCCTTAAGTCGGGGTCAAGGTTCTGCTCGACAAATTCAAAGAAGTCTTTACCGTCTGCACCGTCACCTCGTTCCATGTCGAACACGGCATTAAGATGTGCGAGGTTTTTCTGTAATTCGTCGGTCTTTTCAAGGGATGTTATCAGCGTTCCCCTTGCGTGTCGATCAAGTGCATTGAGCGTGTTTGTCTGTAAAGCGTCTATGATATCCACGTAGTTTTTAACGCACAGCCATGTCGGTGACCAACTCTCGTTGTTCTGCGTGATGACCCACGGCACGTCAAGGTAGTCATTAGACTTAGAGGTTTGGTATATCCACTTATCACCGTCTAATATGTAGTAGTCCGTCTCATCTTTGTAATATATCCTCATCGTGTCTTTCTGCTGCCATACAACCGCTACCAAGTTTTTCGCTACCGTCGTATCATACACCGGCATAACTTGGGTAGGTGAGATATCAACAAAGCGGGGTGTTATTTTGCCCTCATCATCTTTCTGCAAAAAGTGAAGTTCACATGACAACCCGTAGATACCAGCTTGTTTTATCTGCTTGCTTGTCAACGTGTTCTCGTAGTTTTGTTTGTTGATCTTGTCTATCAGCTCGCCGTAGTCATCTTCGGCGGTATAGTTGATATGGTTTGGGCTTCCCATATACCCCGCCATGACATCGATAATGTAACGTGGGTACCCTGATGGTGCGAAGTTGTTCGGGTTGATGCCTTGAGCGTACCGGTGGTTGTGTATCATGCGCAGCTTTTTCGGCTCACCGTTGTAATAGTCGTAATACTCGCGGTATATTTCGTTATCTATACGTAGCTCGGATACATCACTGAGTTTCATCTTGCCGTCTATTTCTTGCAGGTCTGCTCTCATAATCCTAACGCTCCCATTTCTATTCTTTCAGCCCTTGGCTTCCGCCTACCCTTGTGATAGCCTTCCAAGCTATACCTAAGTGCATCTATATAGTGGTTGTTCTTATCTTCCGGTATCGGCATTACATCACCTGTGACGCTATTGCGCTTGTAGCTGTACAGCTTGAACTCCTGTATAACCTCATTACACCGCTCGTGTATAACGACTTCCTTGAATCCGCGTATCTTTGCTATGCCGTCCTCAATGCTCCCTTTGCCCTTCTTTGACCCCTTCATGCGCGGGAAGCCATTCTGTCTCAGATAGCTGATCAGCTCAGGGCGCGCATTGTCTGCTATGCTGTCCCAATCCCGGAATGTCGGTATGCCGTCAAGCACCCTTGGTGTGTCGGTTATCTCTATGCCCACCCCACCGGTAGCACGGTCAACAAATAGCGTGTCGCCTACGATATAGGCACGTATAGCGGCAAGCGGATCATGA